AATGTATTCTTTAATTTGTCCTAGTTTCTTAATGTCGTAGGTATTCTCTCTATGCTCAGCTAAGGATATCAGTATCTCTATCTGATCTAAAGCAACCTGTTTTTCTAAGTCTTTAATCGTTTCCATCTCTTTTAGTTTTAATATTACCCTACAAAGATATAAACAATTTTTTAATATCCTAATCTTTTTTAAACTTTTTTTTATTTTTTTTTAATCTACTATTCTCAATAGCTCTCCATTCTTATCTAATACCTTATTAACTGAGAATATCTTATCCATTCCATTTAGTACATCGTGAAAGCTACCTAGTTTAAATATCATATTGAATTCCTGGAATCCTAGATCTCCTCCCTTGTATTTATAATATCTATAAAAGAAGTCTGAGCTAAACGATCCTGTTTGTCTTAATCTTATATACTCACTTCTTAGATTATCGAACTGCATATTTTCCATAATTAGGTCTACTCATTTTATTATACATTACATATCTGATCCCATCGATAGAGTGGTTAAACATATCTACTGGCTTATTTAATATATTACCATTCTTATCCTCTATCCATTTATAGTTTTTAAACTCTTTTATCATATTGACTGATCTACCGGTACAGAATAGCTTATATCGTTTCATTATATCGATACCTAGATTAATCTCTTTTTTCTTAGCCTCCTTTATATTCCATCCCATTCTATAAATCTCCTCTATACTTTTGGGCTCAGCATCATCCGCAAATATCTCAGCTCTTCTATCTATACCTAGAGTCTCAAACTCTTTAACGATATCCGGATTAGTTAATCCTGTTTTATAAATTAACTCATCAAAATAAAGATTATCCCCTGACTGATATATTGCTGATAGAGTAGTAGGATCATTAGTAAATCCAAAGTCCATACCATATCCTAATAACTTAGCCTCTTTAGGTATCTGATCCACTTCATTAAATCGGAATATCAAAGACTTACTCTGACCTATTTGTCCTAGTCCGTATACATTCCAATAATTCTCATCCGTATCTCTTAACCTTTCGATCTCTTTTTTAATCTGATCATCTAAGAAAGGGTTATCTCTATACGTTGTAATATAAAAATCAGCATCCTCTCTCGTTTTAACCTTATCATATATCCAATGAAACTCATCACTCGGGTTATAGTCTAGTATTATTTTTTCTTTAGTTCTAAATATTAATTGCTGCCAGTCTTCCCAATGCATCTCATTAGCCTCATTAACATACAATAGATCCCTTTTGCGACCTCTAACTTTCTGAGGTTGATCCAATGATATAAACTCTATTAAGTTTCCATTAAGGGAATATTCTGAGCTAGACTTATTATGCCTATCCTCACTATATAAATCATAAGCTCTAAGTATCTCAAAGAAATCTCTCATAGCTGAGGTCCTTAAACTAGGAAAGGTCTTTCTGGCTATTGTAATAGTCTTGCCTCTATTCTCTGAGCAATAACTAAATATAATCCATATAAGGATATTATAAGTCTTACCGGACCTAGTACCTCCCTGCTCTATAGTTATTCTCTTATTCGAGCTATTAAGATGCTTAAATACTACATTAGTCTTTATGTTCATTATCTATGATCTCTACTTTAAAGAAGTTATCAGAATCAGTAACCAATTCCTGTCTCTCAATATACCCTCTAGACTTACCTTTAGTCTTTAGATAAAATATAGTTGCTGCCGTACTACCCTCTCCAATTTGTTTATGTAATTGACTCTCTGCAAAATCCAAAGCTATATTTTGTATCTCTGACACTTGCTTAGCAAATTCCTTGTCTGTATTTATCCATTCATAATAAGTTGTTCTCCCTACTCCAACTTGTTTACAAGCTGTAGTAACTACTCCTAAACTTTTTTCTAAAGCCTGGATTAATGCATCTTTTTTAATGTGTTCGGATTTGTTCATATTAAATACCTTTAATCGGTGCTTTTATAATTGGGTTTAAATCAAATGTTTTTATTTTCTTTCCTCTAGTAGTAGTGTCTAATTTTACTATTTTGCTACCCCATTTTTTCTGCATTAATTTTAATTGCTCCATCTCTCGTTTCATTGTTCTGTAATCTGCACATCCTCCTAAATTTCCGTGATCTTTCTTTACTAGACAAGCATAGTTCATTCTTAGTATCTTTCTAAATTTATTTAGATTCTGCAAACAGTAATCGTAATCGTCTTTTAAAGGTAATCTCTCATCGAATCTTAGTTCATTATTTATAAACCCCATAAACGATGCAGATACAGTATTTGTCAATCCAAATGGCGAGTACTCTCTATAACTTCCTTTATCTCCTAATATGTTAACTCCCCATAGTTTAGCTCCTGATTCCTCACACATAATAAAACCTTGTTCTATCCATTCCTCTATGTTATCTATATTTATTTGCTTAGGTTTACCCTTTTGATAATCCCATCTTCTAATAGCCTCTATATCGTCGTCAATTATTAGTCCTCTTTCCCCTATGTAATTATCTAATATGTAATTTCTCACTCTAGCAATATTTCCCTTAATACTGTCAGGTAAGATCTTTACATTATATCCTAATTCTATATATTCTTTTGCCTCAAATTCGTGAACACAATAATAAACTTTAGGTAATATTTTATGTGTCTTAACTCCTTTAGCTCTTTTGTAACTTGGTGCATAAATTGTCATACTCCTTTAATTGGTGTTTTAAATTCGAATCTTGTTTTATTCCAAACCATTGCTTTGTATCCCCACTTATTATTTAGCATAGTTGCATATACTCTTCTGTCATCATTTGTATATTTAATTACGCTATCCTTTCCTCCGTCTTCTCCATAGAATACCATTGCATACTGATTGTCTTTTAAAAGCCTCCTATGACGGTTTAACTTCTGTACCCAAAATTCTACGTCTTCGTTAAGCCTAAATCTTTCGTCATATTTAAGATCGTCTTTAGCCATTACTAATGTACCTCCAAAGATAGGTTTTGTAAAACTGAAAGGCTGATAGTCTTTTAACTTCATATTATCTAATGAGTAATCTAGACCTGCATATGCTATACTCATATCTTTAGCCATTAAGTATACTTTCTCTAACAATTCTAAAGCATTATCTTGCTCCAAGTCTATTCCCTCTTTCTTTCTTTTTATCTTTACGAGGTCGTCATCTATTATCCATCCGTAACCGTCTTCTTGTTCCTCTTTTATTAATTCTAATATAGCATTTCTTTTTTTTGATACTGATCCGTCTAGACTATCGTCTATTCCCTGTACTGCATCTCCATATTTTATCCTATATTCTTTCTCTTGGCTTTTAGGTACGATTATCTTTCCACATCCTAAATACTCGTATGTCTTAACTGAATCAGGTCTATTGTATGATGGTATGTAAATGTTATTCATTTTTTAACTCTTTTAAATACTCTGCTCCGTCTATTACTCTACCGATACCTTTGCTCCAGGGTTTACCATTTGCTCTCATCGAGTGTACCGAAGTTAAATTAAAATGAGTTTGTGCATTTAACCAATCTACCTCTGAATTGAAAAGTAATACTACATAATTATGTGCCTCATCTAAATACTCGCTAAAAACTATCTCTTGTTCTTCTACTCCTGTAAACTCATCTATACTAGGTACATCAAGTCCCCACTCCTCTAATAAATCAGCATCCCATTCATTGGCTAATATATCCCAATCCCACTCTCCAAATCCTATGTTATCCTTAACTATAAACTCTTTCTTTTGCTCTTCTGTTAACTGATCAGCTACTAAGATAGGCACCTCTGTTAATCCTGCCGCTATACAGGCTTTTAATCGCATATTACCTCCTAAGACTATCATATCGCTATCTACTACTATAGGTCGTAGTTCTAGCATTTCTGGGAATTCTTTAATCGATTTTACTAACTTTTTAAACTTGTCATCTTTTATGATTCTAGGATTGTTAGTGTTTGGTTTAATTTCTCTAATTGCTACTTTCATTTTTATTTTATTTATTGATCTTCAAACTCACAATGCTCTAAACAAGCACTACATAAATCACTCCATATATGGTGTCTCTCAGCACCACAACAACTGCTCCAATCTTCCATATCTACTTATTATTTTCTATCCATTCTATTTGCTGCTGCTCTAACCATTTGATCTCTCTCTCGATATAATCTAAAGCCTTTCTCATATCCCTAAGCTCATCATCTTTTTTACCTGCTCTAGCTATATATTTAACAATGTTACCTCTATTAAAGTTTAATTTATACTCCTTACAGAAATCTATAACATCGATACCTGAGTTTGTTTCGTAGTGTTTCATTATATAACGCTGTCTTTTTTATATTTGTTAACAAGTCTGTTGACTATTGCTATAATTCTATTCTTATCATCATCACTTAATATCGTATCTATAACTATATTCAGTTGAGTATTACCATCGATAGATCCTATTAAAAAATTCATTCTATCACTTATATCTCTCCTCCTATTTTTAACTTCCTGATCAAATAATCTAACATTATAATGTACCGTACTATGATCGAAATTCTTACCATTCTTTTTAAAGTAATCTGCTATCGAGTGCAAAGTACCATTATAATATTTTCTATAAATATAACAAGCTGTAGCTCTCGCATCTACTATCTCTAACGTTCTCTTTTTATCAAATATATTAACTCCTGTTACTTTCTCTATTCTATCTGCTACTTTATTGTATTTAGCAAAGCTATTATCTATTTTATAATTCTCTTTTATCATTTCTACTCTGTTTGATTTTCAATATAATATACTGCTGCATCATCTATATACTTGGATGCGATTATTACTAACTCGTTATAACTAAAATTATTTAATACATACTTTATAATATCGCTCTTATAAGGAACTCCAATAGCATAATATATACTATCAGTTATCCTATCATCTAACTCTACCATAAAGCCAGGATCTAACCCTAGACTATCCTCTAAACTATCTCCTCTTTTATTATCTATATTCATATCTCTAAATTAATAGACCATATCTTAACGTTTGGATATTCATTTCTAAATTTACTATATGCCTCATCAAAATCATAAGCCTCGATCTCTCTCTCAATATCTACCGCATCATCATTTTTTTCTGTCCAATAATATACTATAAATTTTCTCATATCTTATCTATTTTCATATCTCTCTAAAAAAGATTTTATATTCTTTAACTCTTGTTCTATTTGTTCTTTAACCATATTATTAGTCTCCTCTCTAGCCTTTAAAACTAATCTAATAATAAAAGGTAAATCCATAAATAAAGTTTCAGTATTCCAAACTATCTCGAAATTTTCTCCACTTATATATAACTCTCCATTTGACTGGCTCAATGTATGTGTTTCATTTACATAAAGCTGTGTGTGTTTTTTACTCATAATTTTTTCTTTTATAAAGTTCCGTAAATTACATAATCATTAACATCATAACTATCATCCTCTATACATTCCTTATAGATTTGTAAAGCTACCTCTAGCATCTGCTCTCCAGAGAAATAAAAATCCTCCGATACATCAAATATTCCGATATCTAAATTAGCCTTATCAATAGCTATAAATTTGAAATCCTTATGCTCTACATTAAATAATTGGCAATAAATATAAACCTGTAAAGCATATCTATACTTCCGAGCTGATAGGTTAAAATTCTTTACATCCGTTGTAGTCTTTAAATCTATTAATCCATTCTTACCTATGATATCAGCCTTAGCTCTAAAAGCATATCCATTCAATATACCTGCCTCAGGTACCTCATACTGAGAGTGAATCAATAAAGACTTAGCAGCCTCATTTCTATAGATCGCATCACATAATCTCTCAGCATCTTTTTTCTCCTTACTAGTAAATACAATATCCCCCTCTTTAACAGCATCTTTATACTTAATCGTATTCTTACTCTGTACATCCACAAACGTAAAGCTATCTATTTTCTCCGGCTCTAACATCATAGTGTGAAATAACTTTCCATCTCTCAAAGCCTGGCTCTCATCTGATCCATACTGAGTAACATATTTGTAAGTCTTAGGCGAATCCAATAATAATTTTAAAGAACTGCTACTGAAAGCGTTTTTACCTAAGTAACCATAATAAAAAGAATCCTCATACATATTATCTATAAGCTCTTTTTTATCCCATACCTTGTTGTCTAGTGTTTTAATCTTCATCTTTAGTTAAATTTATTTTTACTGTACTAATGTTTTTGTGTCCAAAGGAATTGGATCTAATTTTAATCTCTAAGTTAATATGCGTTAATTCCATATCGGTCATAGCATATTTTCTAATCTCATTTAGGACCTCATACCAGGTATCTTTAGTTAGCATCTTGTAAATATTTTAAAGCATTATTATAATTATCAAAAAAAAACTCTTCCTCATTTGTATAATTATATACAATATATTCAACCTCATTACCAAAACTAGATGCAATTTGCACCCCATTCTCTAAAGCTATGTAAACATAACCTGACTTATCATTAAATCCACTTTCCCAAACTTCCTCCCCAAAAGCATAATCTCTATATGCTCTGTGAACTAACATATAACTCTCATAATCAGAGCTACCTAGTAAATCAATTTTAATAAAATTTTCCATATTTTTTTTCTTTTAGTATTAATATGATACAAAGATATTAAAAGTTTTTTAATAAACAAACATTTAACTAATTTTTTTTATTCATTTCTATTAATGATAGTAGCTTTATTCTCACTCAATAAATATACAGCCTTAGATACTTTAGTTTTATCCCACAAAGTCTGCTTAGGTAATCTCAAATACTTAACCTCAGGCATAACCATATCATCTAACCAAAACATATAATTCCCCTTAGCATCATTTACAAAGTAGATTTTAACATATCCCTCCATTAACATTAACTTATCATACTTAAACTTCTCTAGCATCTTATCCTCATAGTAATCATTCCGGAATTTCATTTCAATAACGCATTTAATACCCTTAGGAGTTAGTCCTATCGCATCATAATGATCATACTCCTTAGTTAATTCTAATTGCCATCCATCGAGATTAAGTATATCTACAACTGCTTTCTCCCACTCCTTTATGTTTTCTATCATCTAATTTTAGCTTTTGGAGACTTCTCCCAGAACTGATTAATATCATCTATGTATTTCTGTATAGCCTTTCCTTTACATTTGCAGAGCTGTTTATATTTATGATTAAAATACTTTGCGTGCAACTCCATTACCATAAGATACTCTGTATGGTCGATAGTATTCCCTAGCTTATTTCTAAAGTCAAACCATCTAGTCCAATCATTTTGATCCATTTCTAAATAAATTATCTAAATTATCTCTTCTTTTATCACATCCACAATCTATACCTAACCATCCACTTATAGTCTTTACTATAAATTGAATCCCGGTATATTTAAACAATACCTCTAAACTACTTCCTATTTTCATATATCATACTTTTAATCTCTTCCCCATATTGCACCGCTACCATTTTAGTATCTACTCCATTCTTATAGATGCATTGTAAATAAGCAGCTACTCCATTAGCTCGATCTCCAAATACTCTTTTAACTTTTTTTAAATAAAATATATCTATTGCCTGTATCATTTTTTAAATATTTGATCATTACATATTGCGAATCTTTGGTGTATATCTGGATACTCCTCTAACATTACAGGATCTATCATACAACGCTGTATGAAATCCTTATTATTTTCTTTGTCTTTTTTACTTGGTATCGGCATTATTTTAAATCGTTTATTTGTTTTTTAATTATTTTTATTGCATTTCTCAGGCTCCAGTAGGTAATTTTACTCTCTCTAGATAATTCGGATACTGATTTTTTTTCTATAAATATCTCCTCAAAGATTTTCTTATAATACTCATCCTCATAAATATTACTATTATCGCTATTATACCATCTATTTACAGCCTCCAATTCATTTGAATAGTCTATCTCATTATACTCCTCATCCTCTCTATCTATTCCCTCTATATCAGAGGTATCTAGTTTCTTTTTTCTACAAAAGTCTAGATATAAATTCTGTAACGTTACATATATAAAATAATAATTAACCTCAGATCCATTATACATAAGATCCTTATTGTACTTATTCTGATATTCCCATACCTTTATATACATATCCTGTACAAAGTCCTCACAAATATCCTCAGGACATCCAAAGGACCTCAAATATTTAATCCAGGTTAGATGGCTTTTAGCTAATAGTTCTAACATAATATCTTAATAGAAAAAAACCCTAACATAATATCCCATTCCGTAAACTCATCATCCGGGAATACATCATCATACTCATAACTCGGCTTATACTTTATTACTCCAAAAGCAAATCCTCTAATTTTGATCAGGTAAACATTCATCTTTATTAATTTTATTGATTAATTCATCTAACTCCTCTCTATGATTTTTATATAGATCATATAAATATAGGATATTTTCTACATCATAGATCGGTACTACTGACATTAAATTTAAAAACAACTCATAAGTTTGGTATATCTCAGAAGTCTCTTTTTGTTTCTCATCCCAGAATCTATCATAATGCTTAGACTCGATACTTAGTAATACGTTTTTAGCATTACTAATTATCATCTTATCCCTTTGCTTAAATAATCCGGCTACAGTTAAATCGTGTAACTGATTATTCAATATCTGAGCTGTCATTACGCTAGTTATTAATTTATGCGTTAGCATCTCGCTAATCTGTTTGTCCGTTAACTCTGTTTTATTTTCCATTATTTACATCGATATAATAATCACATTGTCCATTCTCTATAGGAGGTATTATAAAATACCATTCTCTATCTGACTTTAATTTACTTTTAAATCTAAAACAGGTCTCTT